GTTTTAGGAGCCATAGTAACTTGTCTATACGTTGTATTGACTTCTGTTACTGCCGCATTTTCCGCAACCCAAGACGCAGAATTAACTGCATTTTGTGCTGGAATTGCAACTTCACCAACTAGACCACTTAAAAATAACGCACCAGCTTGTTTGACAACCATGTTTGCTCTTAATGCTTCAATAAATGAACCTGCTAAAAGGTTAGTTGCAACCAAGTTTCCACCATCACCAGCCGCACCCTGAATCAAATCTCTTGTCCATCTTACGTCAGACGGAATGAAGATTTCTCTTGGAGTTTTGCCAGTCTTACGTGAGATTTCATCAGACGCTTCTTTTTCAAGTTCAGCACCAGACCAATTTCCAGTTGTCATCGCTTTGATAGCTTTGACAATAGAATAATCTCGTGATTCATTGTTAGAAAGTCCGACTTCATCTTTCTTGTCCAAAGGTTTTGCTTCACCAAGTTTGTTTAGAACAATTCCTCTAAATTGAGAAATAGAAACATCGTCATTAACTGCTTTACTTGCTAAATCAGAACAATTATGTCTTGATCCTAAAGAAGTAATTTCTTTAATTCTAGCTGTTTCGTTTTTCTTCGCTTTAGCGATTTGTTCTTCAACATTAACTTGAGAAGTTTCAACTTTTGGATTTTCTTTTGCTTTTTCCATTGTGTTTTCTCTTGTTATAATCTCAATAGTTTCTTTATGACTATCTTGATCGGTTGAATTATCATACCTACTGCGTCCTACGCCAACAGTTGTGTCTGCTGGTACGGAAACAATAGACGCTTCCAATGGTTTCCAATTAACACGATAAGTTGGCTTGTCCTCGTCCTCATCATCGTCTTTAACTCTGTCCATCTTCATTATTTCATAGCCCACACTCACATTACTGCGAATACCATCTATGACGTCACGAAAAACCTCGTCAGCTAGTTTTGATTTACCAAATCTAACGACTGCACGACCTACCTTGTCGGCATCGCTGATTTTAGCTTCTTCTATGACTCCTATTTGCTTTTCTAAATCGTGGTTGAGTAATAATGGAGCTCTACCACTAGCAATAAATGAAAAATCCACATCTTCTGGATTATGACTTAAAATTTCTGTTCCAAAACTTCTATCGTATGGTTCTTCAGAAGAAAACGCTAGGTCAACAGTTCTGTTGTCTTCGCTAACTTCTTTTTTATTAAAACCAAATACACGATATAGTTTTTCTTTGTCTGATTTTTGTGTTTTCATTTTTTCTTCAATCTTATTATTCTTTTCTTCCTTAACTGATTCCTTTTTTTCTTTAGATACTGATGATACAGTAGTTTCGATACTAGATGTTTTGCTGTTCCCTTTGTCGTTAGCGTCATTATCTTTCTCAAAAGTTATAGTAACCGAATTATCAGTTTCAGTTACATTTTGAATATGTTTTGTGTCCATTATTTATATCTATTCATTTTTTTCTTCTTCTTCAACCTCTTTTGGCTGATTTTGTTGTATTTGTTTTTGTCCAAAAGGTTCAAACGCTAATTGTATTCCAAACTTTTCTGCTAATTCTTTATCTGACTGTATCTGACTAAATACATCTTCTACATCACGACCATAAGTTGCTTGAACGTCCTGGTGTGATAAAAAGCCATTCTCTACGCCTACTTTTAATGCTTCAACTTCTTTTTTAGGATCAATCCACTGCCAACCTCTCCCTCTCCAAATAGGTTGATTAAATTTAGGAAATTTAGAAGCTGGAAGACCACTTAATAAGTCTGTTAATAAAGCCATTTCTAACCAATTAGCATAAACAATATCGTGAAAGTTTCTAGTAATCTTATATTGTTCGCATTGAAAATAATTTCTTTCTTCTAATGCACCTTGTCTAATACTTGAATAATTTACACTCTCTAAATCATTTGCAAGTGTCGTATAACTAATATTTAAACTACTTGCGATTGATCTAATAATAGATTTAGTAAAATCTTTAAATGCTGTCGTTGGGTGTTGTGGATCAAATGTTTGAAAGTCTGTTCCAGTTGGTAATTGTTCAAACGTACCAGGTTCAGCAGACATAACTGGATTATTAGTATTTGTTTTATCTTCTCCAGTATAACTATCAGCATCAGCAGATTTAAAGAATCCCATTTTACTTGCACCTACTCTTGCCGCAACTAATTCAGCTTCCATATAACCATCTAACATTTTTAAATCTTTTAAACACGATGATAAAGGTGGAATACCTCTTGTTTGATGTGGTCTTTCCTGATGATAGAAATGAATAATCTCGTTAGCTGGTACAATATTATATTTTATACCTGGATAGGAAGAAGCACTTACATTTAAGTCATCGTTTGGGTGTCTTTTTAATAAATGATAATTAATTGGCTTACCAAACTTATTAATTTCAATTCCCATTCTAACTTCATTCTTATTTGTTAAAATTGTATTTAATTCTGTATCTAAAAAATCAGCTTCAATAAATTCAATAGCAAATTTATAAGGATTATCAAAATTTTTAATAATTCTAACTAAAACTTCGCCATCTCTTGCAAATATTTCAGCAAATAATCGTTGGCAATCTACCCAACTTAACTTACCATCAGCGGTACATTGATAACCCCATTCTTTCCAACGTTTTTCAATCATATTATTGGCAAATGAATCTAATGCACCATTTGGATCACGACTTCTGACTTGTAAATGAACTCCTTTAGCACCAATAACATTATCTGTATAAACATTGATAAATCTTCTTGCGTAAGCATTATTTCTTGCTAAATCTCTTGCTCTATTTCTTAAAACTCTTAAACTTTGTTTTATTTCAGTATCAGCAGACTTTGAAGTTTGAATAAAATTACTTAATAATCTATTTGTACCAGCACCAGAATAAAAAGACCTTTTATTTCTTCTTCTGAATAAATTTCTAATTCGTTCAAGATATGTCATTAAATTGTACCTTTACTACTCTGCCTGAACCTTCGTTGTTTCCAATTCTAAATTCAGCAACTTCTTGTTTATATTCTGCTCTATAATAATCTCTCCATCTTAATAATTCTTCAACAGTTAATTTATTAAGTGAACGTCCAGCTATTGAATAACTTGAAACATCTGCATCTGCTCTATTTTCTAATATGCTCTCGATTTTATCGAGCATAACTTTAGCGTGGCTTCTAGTATCGCCAGTAGTTGCAAAATAATTAT